ATCAACTGAATTAATAGTTCCGGCTACTGTAATAATCCAATAGAATCCTTCAAGTATATCAGCTACAACAGGATTAGTATCGGCTGCTGTTGGTAATGTACCTCCACTTGCATCCCAATTACCCTGGCTTACTAATGTAATTGACGAAGGAATCAAATCAGCAATCAATAAATTGCCTAACTCTACTCCAAATATTTGTTGGATGTATTGCTTTTCATATCGGTCAATGAACCTTTGTAAAGTTGCATCTGTTGCTGTTGACCTTGCAAGTTGTGAAAATCCTGTAAAGTCTGATTTTGAAACTATAATCATGACTGTAAATTTAACACTTTAATTAAATATTTACCTGTTGCATTATAACTGTGATTTTCAACAATCCAATTTCTATTTAATATCTTATACTCTTTTATCTTTTCTAAAGATGTGTTTTGATAGTATTTTATCCATGCTTTAAAAAACTCCTCATCATTTGCAACAGATAATTCACATGAACCATAATTAGCCCTGTAAACATTATGATACATTGAATTAGTAATCACTATTTTGCCCATCGCCGCTGCTTCAAATGCAGTAACTCCAAAACTACCATATACTTTATCCTTTTGTTTTGATGCGAACAGTTCGATATAAACATCACATTCACTTATCCGCTTTAAATTCTGTTCGTGATTTACATCAGTAGTATCATAAATAAACTTTACCTGAAACTCTTTCATCATTTCAATAATCTTTGCCGTCCCTTTTGTTTCAGGTTTATTAGGATAGTGAGCAAATGTTAATACTGAATTGTGATAATCACTAAATTTAATTTTATCAATATCAATTGCGCCAGCTATATAATTTCTTTCTTCTTTCTGAATGAGTGAATCAAACTCAGGCGAATCAAATAATATCCGTTCACAAACAGGATTGAATATTGAGTTCATTCGTTCCGGTTCTTGTCTGTATGGAGTACCTGTATGAATCACAAATAATCTTTTACCAAAGTCTTTACATAAAGACAAAATGTGTTCAGATGAATGCGCAATAATTATAATATCAGCTTCCTTCATTTCATCAATCATCGTAATATGATTAACTACTAATGAGGTCTTTTCATAATTAAATGGATGAGGAGTAAGTGCTAATGACTTTGAATTTATACCAACTGATTTTAAACTTTCGCTCAATGAATAAGCAAAGTTTGAGTAGTCGTTGTATGAACAGAATATTACTTTCATTTTTTGTATTCTAAAAGCCAAACATTGGGAACTAACTCTTTACGATAACCTTTTTCCCAATCAGTAAATCTTGAATCGTAATCATCTAAAGTCAATTCAAAAGTATGATACTCATTAACCGGAATATTTACTCCTGTTAAAAACACTACATTCTTTTGCGCAATGTGTTTTATGTTTTCAATCGCTTTATCAAAATCCATAACTCCATCCATTACAGCGAAAGCGCAAATTGTATCAACTGAAAATAATTCAGCACTTTTTTTATCTTCAATACTTCCTTCAATCACTTCATCATTTACAGGAAAAGCATCTAAGCCATAATACTCTTTTCCTTTTAGAAGTTCTTTTAATGCCATTGAACCGCATCCAACATCTAAAACTGAATCGCCAACAAATACTTTACTTAAATGACTTGCATAGTCACGAACTATAATAGCTTCTGTTGAAGTACCTGTAGTTCCTCTCTCCCTTCTTTCAAGTAGGTTGTTAATCTTTTGTTTCCATTCTTTTTTAGTTACTTTCATTTTTATTTATTTAAAAAGTTATTGACTGATTTGCGTTCTGTGAGAAGTGGTTTTTTCGGGCGTGAAATTACTTCGTTATAAACTTCTTTTTGTATAGATGCACCTATTCTGTTTTTGGTGCTTTCCGAACCTCTCATGTTATAAATGTAAATGGCAGTAGTGATAACTCCGATTCTTTCTTTGCCGCACATTTCTAAAAAGCAAAACATCATGTTGCTTTCAGTAGTACAAGTGAACCATTCACCATTTATTTTAAAATCATCTTCAGTTAATTCATCAAATAAAAATCTTCTAAATGTATTAGGTGCTGTTGCCCTGAAAGCTACCTTACGGTAATCTCTGCTTTCATGTATTGATTCCCGAAAATAAATATCAAATGAATTATCTTTCATCAATTGAACTCCTTTCTGGTCCATCCAAGTACCGTAAGTCATCCAACTGCCTTCATCGTATTTATCGCTTATGTAGTTAAGTGCCTGTGGCATCAAAGCATCATCCAAACCAAGTAACACTATAATATCATCAGGCGACTTTGAGTATTGTTTAATAGCATCGTAACGGCGTTTAGCAGCTCCAACATTATCATTATAAATATCAATGTGAAACTTTGGATTTGCTTTGTGTTTCAATAACTCAATGGCTGTATTATCCGTTGAACCGTCGCTTATAAATACCGCTTCCCAATTTTTGAATCCTAAATTATTTACTGAGTTCAAACAGAATCTAACCTTATCTGAACAATTATAACCGGAACTAATAATTATAAATTTGTGCATACATAGTAAATTGTTGCCCATATTATTAGAGCGATGAATAAACCTATTGATAATCCTTTAAAAAACTTCATATCAGTTCAACAATTTTGTTTCTTACCAATCCCAATGCAGTCATCCCATCCATACACATTTCGGTTCCATCTCTGAACTCTTCCAGGTCTTTTAAAAACCGGACTTTTACAGTTCCTACAAATTTACTTTCGTCCGGTTCTGTTTTATGTATAGCATCTAAATAATCACCAAATTTATTCTGCATCAAATTACTTTCAATCAACTCACCATTGTAAAGCCATGTTTCAAACTTATTCAATGTTTGATGTGGCTTTAATCCAACGGCTATTCCTGAATCCTGCATCAATACAGTTTTCATTCCTATGCCTTTTGATTTCATATAAATAGAGCTGTTATTATCTAATCCCCTATTTATATTCATATTAGCATAAGGCCGCCAGTTTATTTTATCTAACAACTTTCTGCTGAATATCCTTCCTCCTCCTATTGGTTGGTCAGCATAAGCCGGCGGAAACCCATGCCACCACATTGTTCGCCTTGTTGATATTTCGTACAAGTATAAATCTTTCAATCCTAAAACATAATCAGCATCAGGTGAATAATTCTTTTGGTAGTAGTCAACTAATTCTTTTGAAAGTAAATCAGCACTACCGATTAGAATAACTGCATCTGGTTGGAATATTCTTGCTCGTATGAAAGCACAATTAAATTTCTGACTTAGTGAACATGGTTCAACAGAGTAATTTTTCCAATTATAATTTGTTATCTGATAATCTTCTAAATCCTTAATTGCAATTTTATCAATATCTGGAAAATTATCAGAATAATATTTTGCAACTACATCAGTCAATTCAGGTCGCTTCCATAGGCAAGTTACTATTGCGAGTTTCATTTGTCAAACTTCTTTTTTATCTGCTTAACTTTTGGTTCAATTAACTCTTTATTTTTTTTCTTAACTCTTATTGCAATAGTAATTGTTGGTTCTTTTTTTAATCGCCCCATTATGCAAATATAATACTTGTTTACAAATAAAAAACCCCCACCAAATTAATGATGAGGGTTTTTGAAAAGCCATTGATTTAAACTATGATACTGAGTTCTGAATACTTGCAACTGCTGTAGTGAAGTTGCCATAAACAACAGCACCTAAGTAGTTATTAGGTATCCACAAACATCCACGAGTTTCACAAAGAATAGTTACTAAGTTCTTTGTGAAATCATCATTCTCATATCCTACACTAATCATCGCATCTTCACGAACAGCAAAATTTACTTTTGTTGAATCCATGATGTAGAAATATCCAACCGGAACACCTGTTGAAGCTACTATACGAACTCCATCAATTTCAATTGTGTTAGCAGATGGATAAGTGAGTAAGTCACGAACATATCTACCTTGACTATCTTTCTGAATTAACATTTTAGTTAATGATGTAGGGTGCATCAAAATCAAATTTGCCTGAAAGTCTGCTGAATAGTTAGTGTCTCCTCCTGTTGCTGTTGCAACCTGATTAATACCAATTTTCAACACATCAAAGTAGTTAGCGTAAGGAACACTCGCTGCGAATGTAGTTCCGCCGGTCCATGCTGTTGCCTGATTCTGAATACCATTCAATGAAGTAGTGGTATTAGTTCCTGTTAAAGCGTCAGTATCCATTTTCAGCATAACCAAATCAACAAGTGATTTACGAATCATGTTATCCATGTATGGAACATCGTCTAACATTTCCTTTGACACTTTAATATAAGAAGTGAACTTGATAACATTTGCTGAATTTTCAACTAAGTCAAAATCCTGTTCAGTCTTTGCACTTCCCTCTGCTGTTCCTGCTGCGCCTCCATCTGGATTACGCTGTTCAACCCAATATATAATTTTTTTAACTGTACGCATTGTGTTAATCAACTGAATAACAAATGGATTTCTGCGAACAATCTCTACCGGCGCAGGAATGAAGTCCACAAGAGAGTAAGGAATAGAACCTGACGCTGCGCTAATGTTTGCAGTAGTCATTGAACCTGCGCTCTTGAAAGTGGTATTTACTGTTGCTCTTGAATCCACCACCTTAGTAATGTTTTCAGGTGTCATCAGTTTTTTGTAGGCACTAAAAATATCATCAGCAAAAGTTGTTGATGTGTTCATTCTTTTTTGCGCTTCTTCTTTCTGTGATTTAAGGCTTAAACCAATTTCTGTTATCTGTTCTTTTAATGCAACAATATCAGCATCAGTTGTGGCCGCTTTCAGTTTTGTTTCTAATTCTTTCAGTGTTTTAAATTCAGCACTTTCAGAAATAAGTTTTTTAAACTCTGCCTGAGTTTCTGCTATTGCTTTTGCTGTTACTGTATTCAACACTTCTTGTTTTGAAACATCGCCGGTTACTTCTGTTTCCGGGCTTAACTTTTTAAAACCTAATGGAGCCATAAACATGGCAGTCATTGTTCCGGTCGCAATTGCCCCGTCTTTAATTGTTGGAGTTGATGCAAAGCACATAAGTGCGATTACTGCAAACAAGCCAAACGCAAACATTCTGAGTTTTGAAATCTGTGCCTCGTGGTATTTTTTCATGATTTTGTGAGTTTTGATTTTAATGATTTTAATCAGTAAAATTTTCTGCTCATCCGGCTATCATGAAAGTGCCTTATTCGGCGGCTCTATGAAGTGTAGAGTAATAAATTACTTTAATTGAGCGGCTAATATAGCCCAATTATTTTTCTTTTTAGGGGGTTCTTGTTTTGAGTTTTCAACATTGTCAATTGTTGGAGTCAGTTCATTACTCCCTGCAAGTACTGCGCTTATCTCAATTAATGCAGCTTCTTTTACAGCAAAGAAATATCCTTGATCCATTGCGGCCGCTTTGTTGCCTAATTGATTAATATATTTATTCCATACTGAATATTCTTGTTTGCATTCAGGATCGTTGATAGCCATGTTAATATCAATGTACTTCATGGCTACTGAGTGCTGTGTAATTTCTTTTGCAAGATATTGCCCGAATACTCCGACATTCATATCCTTCATAATGTTTGAATCCATGCAAAGGCAAATAGTGCGACCCTCTTTTTCAATTCCTAAATCCTTCCATGCTATTTGCTTTTCATAAATACTTGTTGGCTTACCCACCTTTGAAGTAATCTTTTGTTCGTGGTCGTGTAAGTGCCAAATTTTATCCTGTCGTTCAGCTATCGACTTTCCGAAAGTATTTTCCACATGAACATCATCGTGTGAATCCATCCAGTTATAAATATTGCCTATGATTGTGCGCTTAA